TCAGGCGGGCGCGATGTCGATCAGGCGCGCGGGGCCGGGCCCGAACAGGGCGGAGACCTGTGCCACCTCGATCCGGCAGCCCGACGCGGCCGCGCCGTCCGCCGCTCGGGCGGCGGCAGGGTAGTCCCACGAGGGCGCTGCCGTCACCTCCTCCCGCACCGGCGTGCCGTCCACGACGACGCGGACGAGGTAGCTCTCCGCCTCTTCCCCCAGCGGCACGTCCGGGCCGGTCCAGGCGTCGCCGCCGATCCGGGTGCGGCGGATCCAGCGGACCGCGAGGGCACCGTCCGGCGCCTCGGTCGCCGTGAGGTGGCAGACGGCATAGGGCCGCAGCCCGATGCCGCGGAAGGCGGCGGCGCGGTGCCGCCAGGTCGGATCGTCGATCGGCCGGGCGGCGGGCCCCCAGCGATAGTGCCGCAGGGCGTCGCGTTCGGCCGGAGGATAGCCCACCTGCTGCAGCGCGCCGTTCAGCAGCACCACGCGGCTGCCCGCCGGCCAGGCGTCCGGCATCACCCCGTCGGTGCCCGCCTGCCCCCGCAAACGCAGCCGCAGGTCCCAGGTGCCGGGGGCGACCAGCTCGGCCTCCGCGAACTGGAACACCTCCCAGAGGTCGGTCGTCCCGTCGCCGATCGCCATCGCGTTGCGGCCGGCCAGGACCTGGTCGGGCGTGACCGACGCGAGCGTGCCGCGCACCAGCCGCACCCGCAGGGCCGGGCCGCGGTCCCAGAGGCCGGACGGCGCGGCGAGGAGCGGGGTGAGCGTGGTGCCCACGGTCGCCGGCACGGCGACGGTCTGGTCGAGCGCGTAGTCCGCGTCCGTCTCGCTGTCCTGCAGGGCGACCGCCCCCGGCCAGGGCCGCGCGGTGAAGGCGACATGGGGCGCGTGCGGCACCTCTGCCCCGGTCAGCAGCGGCAGGTCGAGGAAGACCGCCTCCACCGGCACCGGCGGAACGAAGAGCGTGGGGATCCCGTCCTCGTCCCCGGTCTCGTGGGCGCGGTACGTCTCGGGGTCGACGCGGACCGCCTCGATCGCCTGGGCCTCCGTCGCCTCGATCCGGTCGACGCGCCAGCGGCCGGGGGTGCCGGCGACCGCGACGACGTCGCCGGCACCGATCTCCAGCGCCGAGGGCGGGAGCGCCAGCGAGAGCGTGTCGCGCGCCAGCCGCGCCTCGGCCAGCCAGCGCTCGGCGATGCGGCGGCCCTCGGGGCGGGTCAGGACCATCGGCAGGTCGGTCTGCGACACGGCGACCGCGCGGCCGTCCGGCAGGCGCGCCTCCACCGCCGCCGTCCCGTAGTCCCCGCCTGCGCCGATGTGGGCGACCCGGACGCGCCCCGTCACCTCGGCCGCCGAGGCCCGCTCGCGGAGGAACGGCGCGGTCTCGCCCTCCTCCAGCACCAGCGTCTCCGGCTCCAGCACCGTCGCCGGCCCGCCGGTACGGCTGCGGAAGGCGAGCACGCCGTCCCGCTCCACCGCGTCGAAGCCGTGGGCGAGCATCAGCGGCTGCAGCGCCGCCCGCGCCGTGTCGACATCGTCCACCCCGTAGCCGCGCACCAGACCGTGCAGGCGCGACGTGTCCACCGGCCCAACGCCGCCGGCGGCGCAGATTTCCCGCACGACGGAGTCCAGCGGCCGGTTCGCCGTCCGGCCCGTAATCCAGTGCCCGCGGTGGTAGTTGTCGCCGTCGGCCCAGAGATCGTCCCGCGCCGGGAAGGCCGGCCACGGCCGCGCGTCCCACGCCCAGGCGTGGCTGCGCGAGAGGTCCAGCATCCGGCCCTCGTAAACGTCCGAGGCCGGGTTCGCGGCGAGGTCCGAAAAGTGGCGATGGACGGCGCGGTAGTACTGCACCTGGATCAGGTCGTCGCGCAGGCCGTTCGAATAGTAGGGCAGCTGCGATTCCGACGACTTGGGGTCGAGGAACTTGTTCGGCTGGTTGGTGCCCTTGTCGATGGCGGCGCAGCCGAGCTCGGTGAACCAGATCGGCTTCGACTTCGGCGCCCACGCCGTCGCCTGCGGCTGGCGGACGCCGCCCACGCGGTCGTGGTGCGGGTTCGACCACCAGCCGGCGAGGTCCTTCACCCGCCAGACCCACGGCTCGCCGTCGCCGTCGGTGATCGGCGTCCGGATCTGCGCGTCCCGCGCCTCGGCGGAATGGTAGTACCAGTCGTAGAACTCGCCGCCCGCGACGTTGCCGGTGAGGTAGCCCAGGTCGTGGATGGAGCCGGCCGACGCGTCGGCGTGGGTCTCGCCGTCGCGCCAGTCGGAGAGCGGCATGTAATTGTCGATGCCGATGAAATCGAGAGCGGGCTCGGCCCAGAGGGGGTCGAGGTGGAACAGCTTGTCGCCCGTCCCCGGCGGCTGATAGCCGTGATATTCCGACCAGTCGGCGGCGTAGCCGAGCTTGGCTTCCGGCAGGATCGTGCGGACGTCCGCCAGCAGGGCGCGGAAGGCGTCGACGGCCGGAAAGCCGGCATCGTCCCTGATCTGCGTCAGCGCCACCATCTCGGAGCCGATGCAGAAGGCGTCCACCCCGCCCGCGAGGGCGCAGAGATGGGCGTAGTGCAGGATCATCCTCCGCAGTCCCCACTCGTCGGGGCCGGTGTAGCCGACATGATCCTCGCCGGGCGCGAAGTCCCCCGACGCGGCCGCGCCGAAGAAGGCCGCGACCTCCGCCGTCGCGGCGGCGGTGCCGTCGGTCGTCCCGGCGACGCCGGGCGCCCGCTCGGTCGTGATCCGGCCGCGCCAGGGCAGCGCGGGCTGGCCGTCCTCGCCGGTCCAGGGGTTCGGCAGGGCGTTCTCGCTGAGCTGCTCCATCAGGATGAACGGGTAGAACATGACCTTGAGGCCGCGGGCGTTCATCTCGCGGATCGCCTCGACCACCGCCTGGTCGGTGGGCGTGCCGCCGTAGACGGGCCGATCCGCGACGCGGGCGACGAGGCCGGCGGTCTCGCGGGTGAGGCCGGAGACGCGCCAGGGCATGCCCTCGGCATCCATCTCGTCCTGCTCGACCTTCGGCCGCACCGTGCAGTGCCCGGCCCGCAGGTCGTCGCCGAACCAGGACACGACGAGGCTGACCGATCCGCAGTTCGGCAGTTCCCCCTGCAGCGCGTCGAGGGAGGTGACGAGGTCGCTGCGGCCCGAGGCGGTGGCGACATTGGCCGCCACCTGCTCGCCGTAGGCCCGCTCCAGGTAGACGGGGGTGGTGGCGAGGGAATATTCCCCCGTCCCCGGGATCAGCGCGACGCCGCGCAGCAGGTGCGCCATGTCCTCGGCGGCGGCCGTGTCGCCGATGGCCGCGGGGCGGAACACCTCGAACTGCAGTTGCGGGACACAGTTGCCGAACGGGCCGAGGTCCAGCGTGTCGAGGACGACGTAGGCGATGCCGCGGTAGGCGGGGACGTTGCCGGCGCCCTCGTGCGCCTCGATCGCGGGATCGGGCTGCTGGTCCTCGGTGCCGTGATAGAGACGCAGGTTCAGGAGGTCCGGCGCGACCTCGCTTCCGTCGGCCCAGATGCGGCCGACATGGGTGAGCTCTCCCTCGCAGAGGGCGATGGCGAGGCTCACCGTATAGGAATATTCGGTGACCCGCGGCCCGGCGGGCGCGCCCTTGCCGCCGCCGCTGGTCTCGGCGCTCTCCCGGAACGGGCCGGCCCAAATCACCTGCCCCGGCACCCGCATCCGCCCCCAGACGCGCCCGACAGGCGTCCCCTCGGACGCGCCGGTCAGGCGGAAGCGGTCGACCCGGCCCGTCTCCACCGGCTCGGCCCCCTGCCCCAGCAGCCGGGCGTCGATCGCGCGGCCCGCCGCGGCGCCGAGCGCGCGGCCGACCACGGCGGTCGACAGCCCGAGGACCGAGCCGCCGAGGGAGCCGCCGAGCGCCATGCCGGCGGCGGAGAGGACGATGGTGGCCATGGGCGGGACCTCGTTCAGTCGGGGAAGGCGAAGCGGGCGACGATGCGGCGCGCCCAGGGGGACGTCAGGCGGCTCTCGACGACGCCGTGGCCGCTGTAGGCGTGCACGAAGGTCGCGCCGGAGCTGATTTCGGCGGCGATGCCGAGATGCTTGGCGACGGCGCGGTCGCGCATCCGGAAGAGGAGGATGTCGCCGGGGCGCGTCGGGGCGTCCTTCGGCCGCTCGGCGAGATACAGGCCGGCGGCGCGCCACAGGCGCTCCTCGCCCTGCGGCTCGGCCCAGTCGCGGCTGTAGGGCGGCACCTGCGCCGGCTCCGGCCCGCAGACCTCGCGCCAGACGCCGCGGACGAGGCCGAGGCAGTCGCAGCCCGCACCGCGCACCGATTGCTGGTGGCGGTAGGGCGTCCCGATCCAGCCGCGGGCGGCGGCGACGATGGCGCTCACGGCGCATCCCCCGCGCGGGGCGGGACGACGAGCCAGTCCTCGCCGGGGATGGTCGGGAAGCCGCGGAAGTTCGCCACGTTGGCGAACTTGTCGCGGCAGGTGGCGAGGCGCTTGTCGCAGCCGGGCGTCAGGCGCAGCGACGTGCCCGCCGGCACCTCGGCCCGGATGGGCGCCCAGAGGGTGATCCGCCGCCGCCCGTCCGGCAGCAGGCGGTCCACCTTCACGATGCCCTCCAGCCCCGCGCCCTCCCCCTCCAGCACGCGCAGCACGCCGCGATCGAACCAGCGGTCGGCGTAGGCGTCGAGCCCGGGCAGAAAGAAGACCTGCGCGTCCTCCACGCTCTCCGCCTCCCGCACCTCGGCGAGCGGCCCCAGCGCCACGCCGCAGGCGGCGTCGCCGAGGATCGCCTGGCAGGACGGCGTGTAGGACCGCCCCTGCGGCTGGTTGAGAAGGTCGGTGAGGCCCCGCAGCTCGGCCGTGAACGCCGCCCCCTCGCGGCGGATCTCCCCCAAGGCGCCCCGGAAGCGCAGCATCCGCTGGGACGGATCGGCCCAGTTGACCAGCCAGCTCTCGACCTCGGCACCGTCGAACCGCCCCGCCTCGACGTCGGCGTCGCGGATCGCGGCGTCGGACAGGACGCCCGCCGCCTCGCTGTTGTCCACCGACAGGCCGGTCCCCTGCACCAGCGCCCGTGCGGTCAAGCCGCTGTCCGCGCGGTGGGTCAGCCCGTCGAAGGTCAGGTCGCGGTCGTGGTCGGTGAAGCCGTAGGTCACGCCGTCCGCCCGCGTCAGCCGCCAGCAGCGGCAGACAGTCGTGTCGCCGGTGGCGAGGTGACCCAGAAGCGCGGCGCGGCTCATGTCCGCACCTCGACGATGGGCACGTTCGGCACGTCCCCGGCGCGGAACGAGGCGACCGAGACGGCGATCCGGTCGGTGTCGAAGCGCACGGGAACGTCGAACTCGAACCCCGCGGTGATGGTCGCGCCCACGGCCGGCACCTCCAGGAACGTCACGATCCCGGTTTCCGGGTCGACGGTGAAGTCCACCCCCTCCTGCAGCTCGTCGCCCTCGACCGCGACGACGACGCTGCCGGCGACGGGCTTGTGGATGGCACGGATATGCTCGTAGCCGCCCGAGGCGTAGCGCTTCACCAGCTGATACCTCTCGGTCACCTCGTCGCCGGTGCCGATCTCCTGATCGAACGGCGTCACCTCGCGCGTCGGCAGCGCGGACTTGTAGTCGGCCCAGTCCTTCCAGCGGAAGCCGTGCAGCTGCCCGGCCCGCGCCTCGAAGAAGGCGATCAGCGCCTCGACGTCGTCGAGGCTGCGCAGGCCGAGGCCTGCGTCGTAGCGGCGGCGGGACTGCGCCCAGGGGCTGTTGCGCTCCTCGTGGCCGCTGGCGAGGGCGACGATCTCGGTCCGCCGCTCGGGACCGCCGACGGAGCCGAAGCTGAGGTTGGCGGGAAAACGCACTTCGTGGAAGGCCATGGGACTACCTCTTCAGCGGTTGCGGGCGCCGCGGGACAGGGCGCGGCCGACCTGGGCGGCGATCTGGCCCTGGCTGCGGCGGAAACCCTCGACGTCGGGGGTCGCCACGTTGACGGTGACGTGGACCGGCGCCGCGCCGCCCTGCTGGCGCACGCCGAGGCGGCCGTCGGCGCCGCGGGCCAGCGGCAGGATCGCCTCCGGTCCGGCCTCGCCCATCAGGCCCGTGCCGCCGCGCATCGGGAACGTGGTCGGCCCCGAGAGCACGCCGCCCCGGGCGAAGGGCATGACGCGCCCCTGGGTGAACGCCCCGCCGTTCGCGAAGGGCATGAGGCCGGAGACGACGGAGTTGAGGCCGCCGGCGAGGATGCCGCCGACATGGTCCGTCACCGGCCGCATCGCGTTGGAATAGATCGTGTCCACCGCCGACCGCCCGAAGCCGCGCAGCGCGTCGCCGAGGCTGGCGCCGTCCAGGACCACCGCGTCGATCGCCCGACGCAGCCCGCGCGAGAAACCGCGTTCCAGCTGGCCGAGGTCGCGCACCGCGCCCCCCATGGCGAGGCGGACCTCGGCCAGCTCGGCGGTGAAGGCGCGGGCCATCGTGCCGGCCGCCTCCATCGCCTGTCCTAGGTCGCCCATTTCGGCGTCCAGATCGTCGAAGTCAGGGCTCGCCATCCTGTCTCTCCTCGCCTCTCGGCCGGTCGGGAAAGGCCCGCGCCAGCTCTTCCAGCCGGGCCCGGGCCATCGGGCGGACGCCTGCGCCCAGGCCCAGCATCAGCATCAGCTCGGCCGGGGTGAGCGCCCAGAACTCTGCCGGGCGCAGGCGCAGCCGGGTCAGCCCCGCGCGCATCATCCCCGGCCAGTCGAGGCTCATTCCGGCACCGCGAAGGCGCGGGCGATCAGCGCCGCCGCGGCCTTCGCCGCGCCCACCGGACCGCCCGCGATGTCGGCCGACACCAGCTCCGCCTCGGTCACCCGCCAGCCGCCGCCGCGCAGACCGGCGACCAGCAGGCGGAACACATCGCGCGCGGCGACCTGCCCGCCTTCGAACCGCTCCACCAGCGCGACGAGGCTGTCCTCGCCCAGCGCCGCCTCCAGCTCGGCCAGCGCGCCGAGGGTGAGCTTGGCCGTCCGCGGCACGCCGTCGACGACGACCTCCACCTCGCCCGCATGCGGGTTCGCCATCACGGCGCCTCGGCGAGGAAGGTGAGTGCGCCGGCGGAGGCGAGCGACAGCTCGTAGGTCGCCTCGCCGTCGTGGCTGCCGGCGTACTCCAGCGACGTGATCTGGAACGGCCCCTCGACGGTGCCGAAGTCCGGCACGATCACCTGGAAGGCCGGCGTCTCGCCGCCCCAGAAGATCGCCCGCGCCCGTTCGTCCGTCGTCTCGTCCCGGAACACGCCCGAGCCCGAGATTGCGGCCGAGCGGACGCCCGCGCCGGCGAGGAGCTCGCGCCAGCCGCCCTGGCTCTCCAGGCTGGTGACGTCGACGCTCTCGGCGTTGAAGGACAGGCGCGTGGCGCGCAGGCCCGCGACCGTCTGGAACAGGCCGTCGCCGGTCATGTCGATCTTGATCAGCAGGTCCTTGCCGTTCTGGGCGACCATGTGCGGTCCCTCCGTCCTTGGGTGTGGGTCAGGCGGCCGCGTCGTCCTCGACGCGGGCGCGGAAGGTGAGGTCGATCCGCCGTTCGGTGCCGCTGCGGCCAGCGGTGGCGCGGCGGAAGTGCAGGCCGACGAGGTGGCCGCGGGACAACGCCAGCGGCGCGTCCACCAGTGCGTCGCAGACGGCCGCAGCAGCCGCCTTGGCGTTGGCGAAGCCGGCCGCGTCGGTGACGACCGACACCGACAGATCATGCTCCGCCCCGCCGGCCGTCTTGTCGGAGCGGCCCTGCACCTTCTCCGGCCCGATCAGCACGTAGAGGGACGGCGGCACGCCCGGCGGCGCGGCGTCGTAGACGGCGCCGCCGACGAGGGCGTCCAGCGCCGCGTCGCCGGTCAGCCGGGCGTAGAGCGCCTGCTGCAGCACGGAGGCGAGGGCATAGGTCACGCGATCACCTCCTCGCGGGCTTCGCAGATCAGGTAGCGGCCGCCTGGATCCATCTCGGTCACCGCGAGAACCACGAAGACCCGCGGCCCCTCGCGGAAGCGGTGGTCGGGCGCGGGCCGGCGGGGCGAGCCGACGGGCGCGGCGGGCATCACGATGCGGCAGGCCTGCAGGCTGAGGGCGCCGGGCGCGCCGGCCGCCTCGCGGCCCGACCGCGGCCGGATTTCGGCCCAGACGGTCCCGACGGGCTGCCAGCCGGGGGCGAACCCCCCCGCGCCGTCGGGCGTCCTCACCGGCCGCTCCAGCGACAGCCGGCGGTTCAGGCGCGGCGGGGTCATGCGCGCCCCCGGCCGAACAGGCGGAAGGTCCGGTAGCGCTCGATCAACGCGGTCACGCCGAACGGCATGCAGCCGGCGTCCAGCCCGGTATCGTGGCGGTATTCGTTGTAATGCGCGGCCAGCAGCATCACCGCCTGGCCGAGGTCGGCCGGCAGGTCGCCCCAGTCCGGCCCGAAGCCGGCGGTGAAGCGGACCCTGACCGAACCGCCGAAGGACGGACGGGGCAGCACCGCGCGCGTCGCCTCCAGCCGCGGCACGTGCAGGTCCGGCACCAGCCGCCAGCTCGCGGCGTCGGCGACCGTCTCGGCACCCTTCGGGGCGATCAGGTCCACGCCCGCCACCGCGCTCACCGGCGCCACGGGCAGGTCCTGCGCCGTCTCTCCCTGCCAGCCGTCCCGCGTCCAGGCGAAGTCCCGCTCCAGCAGGATCTTCCCCGTCCGCCCCTCGACCGCGGCCATGGCGGCGCGCAGGAACCCCGTCAGCAGCCCGTCCTGCAGCCCGTCGTCCGCGAACCCCGTGCCGAGGCGCAGGTGCTCGCGAAAGGCGGCGATCGGGAAGGCCCCGTCCGGCACCGTGGTCGTCTCCACCAGCATCATCGTCGTCACTTTCCCCTCAGCGCTTCGGCCCGGCGGCCCGGGGAACTCCGCCCCCGGGCCGCCGTCACACTCAGCTGGCCGCGAAGCGCAGCAGCTTGATCGCGGCGTAGTCGCTGACCGCCCCGCCCACGCGCTTGGTCGCGTAGAACAGGACGTTCGGCTTGGCCGAGAAGGGGTCGCGCAGGACCCGCAGGTCCGGCCGCTCGGCGATGGTGTAGCCGGCGCGGAAGTTGCCGAACGCGATCGAGAAGCTGTCGGAGGCGATGTCCGGCATGTCCTCGGCCACCAGCACCGGGTAGCCCAGAAGGCGCGCCGGCTCCCCCGCCGACAGGCCGTCGGACCACAGGAACCGGCCGTCGGCGTCCTTCAGCTTGCGCACCGCGCCGGCGGTCCGCGAGTTCATCACGAACGTCGCGCCCGAGCGGTAGCGGGCGCCCAGCGCATAGACGAGGTCGATGATCGCGTCCGCCGGGTCGGCCGCGTCGAACGCGCCGTCCGCGCCGGTGGCGACGTAGCCGAGCGAGCCCCAGGCCCAGGAGGCGTCCGCCACCTTGGTCGCCGACAGGAAGCCGGTGGGCTTGTCGGTGCCGTTGCCGCCGACGAAGGCGGTGGCCTCGGAGCGGGCGAACTTGTCGGCGATCCGGCCCGCCAGCCAGTCCTCGATGTCGAAGGCGGCATCGTCCAGCAGGCGCTGGCTGACCCGCGGCAGCGCCGCCAGCTCGTGCAGCGGAATGCTGATCCGGTCGATCTGCGGCGTGCCGGTCTCGGCCTGCGGGCCGGCCTCGGTGCCCCATCCGGCGCCCGCCTCGGCGCGGTCGATCAGCACCTCGTAGGAGCCGCCCTCGACGTTCACCACGTTGGCGACCGAGCGGATCGAACCGGCGCCGGCCAGCACGCTGGCGATCGTGTCCGCCATCTGCGGATCGACGAGGTAGCCGCCGTCAGCGGCGACCGCGGTCGACATCGCCTTGCCCTCGAGCACGATGCCGCGCAGCGCGTCGTCGTCGCCGGTGCGCAGGTAGGCGGACAGCGCCTTCTGGTGCGGCGCGCCCTCCTCGGCGGCGGCGCTGAGGGCGGGCCGGCGCCCGCCGGTCTGCATCTTGCGGTCGAGCTTGGTCATGCGGTCTTCCTGCTGTTGAAGTCGGCTCTGGATGTCGCCCGCGAAGAGCCTGAAATCGCCCATGAACGCGGTCATCGAAGTCTTCAGATCCTCGGCCGGGGACAGATCCTCCCCGGCCCGGGACGTGGTCTCGGGTGTCACCATCTCTCTCCTTCTCGGGGTCGTCTCGCGGGCGTCAGTCCCGCCCGGCCATCGCGGCCCGCGCCGCCTGCACGGCGCGCGCCATCTCGCGCCAGGCGGCGGCGTCCGGCGCGTCCGCGCCCTTCGCCCCCACCCGCGCCTCGCGCAGCATCGGGAAGGTCACGAGCGACACCTCCCACAGCTCGAGCTCGATCAGGCGGCGGCCGCCGCCCTCGGCCTTGGCGCTGCGCACCGTGCGGTAGCCGATTGACAGCCCGTCGATCGCGCCCGCCTGCACCAGCGCCGCGGCCTCGCGAGCCCGCGCCACGTCGGGCAGCAGCCGGCCCGAGACCTTGAGCCCGCGCGCATCCTCGGTCACTTCGTCCCAGACGCCGATCGGCTCGCGCGGGTCGTGCTGCCACAGCATCCGGACCTTGCCGCCGCCCTCGCCCAGCCGCTTGAGGCTCTCCGCGTAGGCGCCCCTCTCGACCGCGTCGCCGCCGCCGTCCACCGCGCCCCAGAGCGAGGCGTAGCCGCTGATCCGGTGGCCGTCCTCGACCGTGACCGGCGCGCCGGTCTGCGCGAACTTGTATTCGAGTTCCATCCCGTTCCCCTCATCCCGCCAGATGCGTCAGCCGCTGCACCGCCTCGGCGAGAACCGCGGCCACCATGCCGAACACCGCCAGCCACAGCCGCCGTTCCAGCCGCTCCATCGCCGCCTCCAGCCGCGCCATGGCTCCGGCCGCCTGCTCGAACTGCAGCTCGCTCAGCCGCTCAAGCGCATCGATGCGCAGGCCCGGGGCGCAGGCGAAGCGTTCGGTCGGCCTACCCGTCATCGCCGACCTCCAGCGCCGGCAGGCCCAGCAGCGCCCGCTTCTCGGCCGCCGTCAGGAACGTCGCCTGACCGACGCGCCGCCACTGCGCCTCGCGCTCGGGCGCGAGCGCGGCGATCTGGTCGAGGTCGGGCCGCAGCTCCACCCGCTCCCCGCCGAAGTCCGACAGCCAGTCCGCGATCGCCGCCGTCACCCGCGCCGCCAGCGGCAGCACGGTCAGGCGGTAGAACGCCCGGTTCGCCTCCTGGTAATTGGCGTAGGTCGCGTCGCCGGGGATCCCCAGCATCATCGGCGGCACGCCGATGGCGGTCGCGATCTCGCGCGCGGCGGCCTCCTTCGTCTGCCGGAACTCCATGTCGGACGGCGAGAAGCCCATCGGCTTCCAGTCGAGCCCGCCCTCCAGCAGCAGCGGCCGCCCTGCGTTGCGCGCACCCTGGTGCTGCGTCTCCATCTCGTGGACGAGGCGATCGTACTGGTCCTGCGTCAGCGACGCCGCGCCGTCGGGGCCGCTGTAGACGATGGCGCCCGACGGCCGCGCGGCGTTGTCGAGCAGCGCCTTCGACCAGGCGGAGGCGGCGTTGTGCACGTCGATCGCGCTCGCCGCAGCCTGCAGGGCGGAGAGGCCGTAGTGATCGTCCTGGGGGTGGAAGGTCCTGACGTGGCAAACCGCGCTCGGCCCGTCGACGCTGGCGGCGAAGCGGTGCTTGCGCCCGCCGGCGGCGTATTCGAACGCCACCGGCCAGCCGTCGGCGCCGGGGATCAGCGACACCCGGTCCGAGCGCAGGACGTGCAGCTCCACCGGCAGGCCGGCGTCGCCGACCGCCTCGATGTAGCCGTTGCCGGTCAGGAGGAGCTGACCGTAGAGCGCCTCCATGAGCTCCGCCCGCCCCTGCGCCGCGTTCGGGCGGCCGAGGAGGTCGAGGACGGGGTGCGCGGTGTAGCGCCGCTCGCGATCCTGCAGCGTCAGCGGCAGCGCCGCGGCGGCCTCGGCGATCAGCCGGACGGCGCGGAAGCCGACCGGATTGCCGAGGAAGCCGTTCTTCGTCAGCGTGAGCGCATCGCGCGGGGACCAGACGACCCGGCCCGAGCCGCCCATCGCGATCACCCGCCCCGCCGCGGACGCCTTGGTCTCGGCCGGGGCCTCGACCCGACCGGCGGGCGCGGCGTCGCGCTTCAGAAAGTCGAACATTGGGCCTCCTCGGGTCGCCGCGCGTCGATGGAGGCCGTTATGCAGGACGTGGCTTAAGGCGGAGGAAGGGCACCGGCCGGCGGGCGGAGGTCGGGCGCAACGGGGAAGGCGTCTCGGTTGCCGATGATCAGATTCGCCGGAGTGCCGGGCGTTGGCAGATCCGATATGATGGCTTTGGCGGACCCGGCGTGCCGGCGTTCCGCGCCTCCGAAGCCCTTTCCGACGGAGGGCAGTGTCTGGCCGCGGTCAGACGCTCCGACGATTGTGGTCGGTCCGTTATGGAGCCGCTCCGGACGACGGTGATCATCGCGCAGGTGGTGGGGAAGCGCCTGGCCGGAGGGGCGGCCAGACGCTGCCCGGGCCGCTGGCGCGGCTGAGTCCGGGCGAGTTTCAGTCCGGCAGACGTCGACCATGAGCAAGCCCGTTTAGGTGACCGCGGGGGGTGGCCGCCGGATCAAGCTCGTTCGATTCGAAATATCCCGCCCCGGCCCTGAGCCGGGGCCTCGCGCGATCCCGGGAGCGCACTGGATTGTCCCGCGAGGTCCCGGGTCGAGCCCGGGACGGGATCAGCCCTACTTTGACCAACCGCTCCTCAAGCCCCCACGATGGTCCCGCCATTGGGATGCAGCGTCTGGCCGTTGAAGTAGCTGCCGTCCTCGGAGGCGAGGAACAGGTAGGCCGTCGCCACTTCCCACGGCTGCCCGGCGCGGCCCATCTCGGTCTGGGTGCCGAAGCCGGCGACCGTCTCGGCGTCCATCGAGCCGGGGATGAACGGCGTCCAGATCGGCCCCGGCGCCACCGCGTTCACCCGGATGCCGCGCTTGATCAGCGCCTTGGCGATGGACCGGCTGAAGGCCAGCGTGGCGCCGCGCGTGGTCGAATAGGCGATCAGCGAATCGTTGCCCTTGAAGGCGTTGACGCTGGTCGTATTCACGATCGCCGCCCCCTCCTTCAGATGCGCCAGCGCCGCCTGCGTCACGAAGACCTGCGCCATCACGTTGCTGTCCATCGTCCGGCGCAGACGCTCCTCGCTCAGGTCCTCGAGCGGGTCGTCGACCCACTGCTGGGCGCAATTATTGACGAGGACGTCCAGCTTGCCGAACCGCTCCACCGTCCTCGCGATCGCGTCGAACGCGTGAGCCCGCTGGCCGAGGTCGCCCGGGATCAGCAACGCCTCGGACCCCTCCGCCTCCACCAGGCGCTTCGTCTCCTCGGCGTCCTCGTGCTCTTCCAGATAGGCGATGGCAACCTTCGCGCCCTCGCGGGCGAAGAGGACCGAGACGGCGCGGCCGATGCCGCTGTCGCCGCCGGAGACGAAGGCGACCTTGTCCTTCAGCTTGCCGACCCCGGGAAAGCGCGGGGTATAGTCGGGCGCGGGTGTCATCTCGTGCTCGTCCGCCGGCATGCTGTCCTGATGCTGCGGCGGAAAGGCGTGCTCGGTCATGGGATCGCTCCATGGGTTGAAGGGGCTCGCCCCTCCAACCCCCGCCGCACGCGGTCGTTCCGGCCGTACGGGCAGCGACGGCGTCAGATCGCCCGCATCCGCGGATCGCCTGCCGGGCGCAGCAGGAGCTCGTGCAACGCCCACACCAGCGCGTCCAGCCGATCGGGCGAGCCGCCGCCCTGGAAGCCCTGCGCTGTCATCAGGCTCATCTGCTCCTCCAGCCGCGGGAAGCCCCCGGCATGGAAGACCTGCCCGCGCTCGTAGAGGGCCGAGACGGTCTCGGCCCGCATCGCCTTGGACCGCTGCGCGTGGACGGCGCGGTAGCTGACGAGGGGATCGACGCCCCGCACAACCGCCTCGACCATCGCGCCGCCCTGGTTCACCTCGGCGACGAGGCGCGCGGCGCCGTGGCGGTGGTAGGCCGCGACCGCCGCCTCGGCCCAGGCCTGCGGCGAGGCGGCCTCGACGGTCGCGTCCTCCAGCACGAAGGCCCGCCAGCCGAGGGCGGGTCCGTCCGTGACCGCGCCCGCAACGACGATCCCGCAGGCGTCGGACCCGGCATGCCCGCTGGCCGGCGGGTCGACCGCGACGACGACACGGGTCAGCTGCGGCACCCCGGCACAGCGCTGCCGCTCGATCAGCGGCCACGGCCACAGCGCACCATCGACGGAGTCGAGGTACTCGCCGTCCAGCTCCTGCCGCGCCACCCGGGTGTCGCCGAACATCGCCCGCACCTCGGCGAGGTAGCTGTCGGCGAGGTTCGCCCGGTTCGCCTCGGTGGGCGCCCGGGTGGTCACGGTGCTGTCGCGCGCCATCAGGGCCTTGAGGAACGGCACGGACCGGGGCGTGGTCGTCGCGCAGATCCGCGGGTCGGCGCCCAGCCGCACGGCCAGCGCCAGCATCTCCCACGTGTCCTTCGCCTTCTTCCACTTCGCCAGCTCGTCCACCCAGGCGGCGTCGAACTGCGGCCCCCGCAGGCTCTCCGGCTCGCTGGCCGAATGCAGGGACGCCACGGCGCCGTTCGGCCAGACCAGCAGGCGCCGGGTCGCGATCCAGTCCGGCCGCCGGTCGGGGGGCGAGCAGGCGAGGAGGCCGCTGTCCCCCATCACCATGACCTCGCGGGTCTGGTCGTAGGTCTCGCCCACCAGCGCGACGCGGCGCGCCCGGCCGGGCGCGCGCGGCGTCGGCCCCTCGACCAT